AGTGAAAACGGGTGGTAAAGCTTCTGATACGACTAAAGTGTATACTGGTCCTGGTGCTGGTGTTGCTACTGGTATTGGTAATCCTGAAGATACGATGGGTTGGATTACCTCTACTGGAAATAAGATTGCGATTCACGCGATTCCAGGATCCGAGACTATCGAAATCGTGCACCACTCGGGCGCAGCTATAATGATAGACGCCGATGGTTCAATCTTTCTAATGCCGACCAGTAAAAGGGGCTTCGGCATGCATTCGAATAAAGGTGATGGTGTTGTGTCGGCTCAGGGAAGATTAGTTCTCAAAGGTCATTCAGACATAACTATCGAAACCGAAGGCAACCTGACTATGAACGTTGGTCAGAATATGTTCTTGAACGTTGGCGGAGACATGGTAGTTGACGTCGGTGGTTCTTATTCTGAGTCGATTGATGGTGCTAAGACTGCAGAAATTGTTAAAGACTATTCTCAGACTATTGGTGGTACTTCGCGCGAGACTATCGCTGGAGACAAGAGAACACAAGTAGTTGGTGGGATTCGTTCAGACGCTGGTAAGACTATTGAGTCTAGAGCTGATCATGACATCAAACAATACGCATCTAAAAGTATACTCGTCAATAGCGTTGAAGATTCTTTCTTTGAAGTAAGTTCCGGAAAACTAACTTTTATATCAAATGATGATACTACTATCGCGTCTAAAGGTTCGATGTACATAACTGGTCTTTATGATGTAGCCTTAGAAGCCGCACGGAGTCTTGCTTTAAGAAGCGCAAATACTATCATGAGTTCTTCTGATACTGTATATGTTGACGCAACAAACTTAGTTGACATCAGATCAACTTCTACAAAATTGAGTTCAGTAAATGAAATGAACTTTGTATCGGGTTCTATGAAACAAAGCACTACAGGCGCATTTAATTTTGATGCAACCGGCGCTATTGACATCAGAGGATCTACCATTGACTTCAATAAAGCCGCGGCTTCTGCTCAGTCAGTTCGGGCCGTAGAGATAACTTCAAAAAGAAACGTTCCAACTCCAGAAACACCTCCTGTAGCCGAATGGCCTACGGCAGAAGCAATTCTCGATAACATGACTACTGAAAGAGTCGCTCCTGGATTCCCTAAGAATGCAAAGAAGATGTCTCAGAATGAAATGTCAATTTATGAGAATGAAGGTGATAGTCCAGATTCAATTGCTATGAGTTCAGCAAGTATGAATTCGACGGGTGGAACGCCATACAGCAGTGGAGACAAGGCTGGAGAGATAGGAGACAGTGGTAACTCTGGATACGATGGGTTGAACAATAGCTCAAAGGGTAACCAGAGCTCTATACCTCTTCCAGTGTCGATATACAATGGTAGCGATAAACTCTCAAGGAATTTAAGCGTTGGTGGTTTTCCTGGACTTGGAAGTCTTCCTTTATCACAAATGGGATATAGTCGTAAAGAAATCCTTGAGAACGTTCAACACCTGGCTTACAATATCATCGACCCAGTGCTTGAGAAATTTGGTGGATCTGTAACGCTACTTCATGGCATTAGACTGGGTCAAGGTAAATCTCGACACTATGTTGGTAAAGCTATCGATATGCGAGCTTCAAGTAGAAACCACGCAGAAACTGCTGAGATTGCTAAATGGATAGTTGAGAACCTTCCTTATGACAGATGCTTCTTAGAAGCAAATTCAGCGGGAACTATTCACATTCACGTTGAAGCTGCTCCGGCCGGCTTAAGCGGAGAAAGAACTGTATGGACTTGCGCAGATCCTAAATGTGAATCTAGAACTGATGGAATTCAGTTGTCATATGCTCAACAAGGTCTTAGAAAGATGGGATTCGCGTAATGTCAATAGATCAAAATACGATCCTGAATAACGTTGATACGCAGACTTTAAACTCAACTGTCGCGATACCTACGACTCAATCTACTACGGTGTTACCATCGACTCTAATTCGAAACTTAAATACGCTTGCTGTGACTACGGTCACGACTGTTCAAGAATTCTTGAGCACAGGTGGTCTTGAACCAACTTCACTTAGTGACACGCAAAAAGCTGACAATAACACAAAGATAGTTAATGGGTCACCTATATTACGTGAACCTCCAGTTAATTCATCTGAAAGTACTGTTGTAACAAAAGATACGGTTGCACTTAAGCAGAAGGGAGACCTTCACGAAGATGGTGCTTCTGGAGATCAAGACTTAAAGAAATCTGGTGAAGCATTCAAAGCCGCAGTCGGTACCGCCGCCGGACTTAACGCAGCTGGTTTGGCTCTTAAAGCTTTGACTCCTAATAGTAGACCACGTGATCCGGTTAATAACTACTATTTGACAAACTCTGAGAAAACTCTATTACAGAAAAGAGCAAATGAACTTGCCGTACCTGGAATAATTCCGTATGACGCTCTTGAAGAATTCCTTTACGTCCTGTGCACTATTAGTGAATACGAAGACTTGCGCTACATATCGACCGTAGTAGGAATTCCCGAGTTTGATGATAGAGACATGGTCAGGAATCCTTCGAAGCTTTTAAACGTAAGGGAACTTTATAAAATAGGTTACTTAGCGAATGGCGTTTGTGCTCTGACGAAGCAATTCAGTACAAATTATTATAATGCTTCATACGCAGCTGACTCGCAATCGTCAACTTTTGGTGCACTTCTTGGAGTAGCCTCTTTTAGTAGTTCACCTCTCGGTTCTTTATCAAGTGTTATTGGAATTCCGGCTGCGGTTGAATCACTTGGGTTAACTGGCGCCGATGCTACGGCTGCGATTGCAACTCTGACTTCGGCTGCTTCTATATCTCAGTTTCCAGGAATAAACATAATATCTAGTTTAGTAAATGATATAGCAAGTCAACTCGCGACTACTACTGCGATCACAAATCTACTTGGCACTCCTGCTGGATTCGGTGGAATCGCGGGTCAGATCGCACAATTGTCAACAGTCTCTTCTCAATTAGCTTCGACTGCAACACAGACTCTTAATGTAAGCACAGTTATAGCGAACCAAGGAATTGCTTCAGCAGGTCCACTCGCAGCTTCTATGATGTCTCTTGCAAAAAATATACGCAGCACTTCATTCTTTACGAATCAATTATCTTCAGTGACTACTTTAGCAGCTACTGCTGCAAAGTGTGGAGACGTAAATAGTCAACTCTCTAAAATCAGTACGATGACTGCGAGTTTAGCTACGAGTGTTGCATCGATAACATCAGCTATTTCAGCGATCACTGGTCCTGGAAATATCTCGTCAGCTGCTGCAATTCTTCAGAGGACTGGTGGATTTTCTACCTCAAGTCTACTCGCACAAATGACTCTTGGGCAGAGTGTTCCAACTTCTGTTCTCTTTAGAAATCCTATGATGCAACCACCATCATATGCTGGACGAGCTTTCTTTGGTGAAGGAATGACTCCAGGAATGGCGATCGATCAAATGTTCTGTAGAAGAATCGCTTCTTTTCCAACGAATCCATCGGGCTCAGGATTGATGTCGTTTCAGATGCAGAACTTCGGATCTTATGGTGGAGGAATGAGCATAACAAATATGCTTTCTCTAGCAACTTTAGGTCTACCGATTGCTCCAACCACGGGCGCGCTTGGTACACAGATAGCTTCGTTAGCGTCTTCAGTAGCAAGCATAATGGGTGGATCTACAACATCTATCGTCGATGCACGCAGAAGTGATAATGCGATACCGTTCATGATCGCTGCTTCTTCGGCGATGGTCAATGATACCAAGTGTCCATTCTCAACTTCAGTATTCTCTTCAGGCTGGAGACATTCTTGCTCAGTTGGGAACGAAGTTCAAAAATACAGTCCTTTATTCCTAGCAACAGCTATATCTAGTCTATAAATACAATTATGGCAATACAAACTATCAGATCAGAGTCGAGATATACCGACATTTATACTAACCTGGATTCTCATCCGGTTAGAAAGGATATCTTTGTTCTCAGCGACGGCGATGCCGTTAAGACTTCAATAAAAAATATATTGTTCACCGATAGGTTTGAACGATTCTTTAATCCTCTTTTTGGATCAAACATAAAAAAATCGCTGTTTGAAAACATTACGCCCAGCACTGAGATGGACGTTAAAATGTTTGTTACGACGGCTATACGTAACTTTGAACCTAGAGTTGATTATCTTGAAGTATACGTCAATGCCATTCCTGATGAGAATGGCTATTATCTAAAAGTAATATTTTCGATAATTAGTAATCCTCAACTAGAAACTTTAAACTTAATTCTCAATAGAGTAAGATAATGGCAAATAACTTCCTCACTGCTACTGAGCTGGATTTTGCCAGTCTTAAGAATAATTTAAAGACTTATTTGTCTGCGCAAACTAGATTATCAGACTACGACTTTGACGGCTCAAACATGAGCGTATTACTAGATTTGTTAACTTACAACACGTACTTAAACAATTTCTATTTGAATATGGTCGGCAGCGAAATGTTTCTCGATACCGCACAATTGCGTGAGTCGATAGTATCACATTCAAAAGAACTCAATTATATTCCTAGGTCTAAGACTTCAGCTAAAGCAATCGTCAATATAACTATTGTTCCGTCTGGAAGTCCTTCATACATCACGATTCCTAAGTTCTATAAAACATCAACTTCGATTGACAATACGACTTTTACTTTTTCTACCGATTCAGATCATATAGTCTATCCAACTGCAAATGGATATATTGCTTCAAACGTAGAGATCTTTGAAGGATCTATCGTAACAGAATTCTTCTCTGCCGCAAACAATTCTAAATACGTTTTACAATCTGAGAATATTGACACGAACTCAATAGACGTTACAGTCATTAACTCACAATACGATAGCGCAAATTCAATATGGCTCAAAGCTGAAAATCTTTATGGATTAACTTCAACATCAAACGTATACTTCGTGCAGGGTCAAGCAGCTAATCAATACGAGTTAGTTTTTGGAAATGATATTACTGGAAGAGCTCTGATAGCGGGTAACATCGTTAGAGTAAGATATAGGGACACACTCGGAGAACTTGGAAATGGTGCTTATAGGTTCTCAAAGGGAACTTCAATTGATGGATACTCAAACATCACCATCACCACAGTAACTACTGCTGCTGAAGGATCTGAAAGAGAGTCTAACAATTCTATTAAGTTCAATTCTACTAGGTTCTTTACGACTCAAGAGAGGGCTGTGACGGCGCTCGATTATGCTAACTTGACTAAAGCAAAATTTCCTCAGCTTCAGTCGGTCATAGCTTATGGCGGAGAAGATATGACTCCTCCCCAATATGGTAAAGTAGCTATTTCAGTAAAACCATACGGAACATCGGGATCTATATCTGACAGTCTAAAGACTGCTATCATAAATTATTTGAATACAAAGAACATTACGACCCAGGCAGTTATAGTTGATCCTCAATACTTCTACATTAAAGTAGACACTACAATCAGTTACGATACCTCAGCTACTAATATAAGCAGTGCACAAGTTTCTTCATTAGTTAGAAGCTCAATCATAAATTTTGCGAATACAACACTATTAGACTTTGGTGATGACTTGAGATACTCGAAGCTTGTTGGAGTCATAGATGATTGTGAAGGCTCAATCATATCCAACGACACAGAACTTAAGATCATTAAGCGCTGGAACCCAACTGCAGGATCCACGAGCACACTGACTTTTAACTTTGATAATCCACTGTACTCAGAACTTACGCTTTATGCGCTTCCTAACGGTCACGAGCATGCGCTGTATAGTTCTAACTTTACGTACACACACACCGATGGTAATGATTACGATTGCTATGTTGGAGACAATGGTCTAGGAATACTTAACGTATATACGAATCAGGTCACCGCCACAGGCTTTATTCGCACATCTTTAGCAACTATAGGAACAGTAGATTATACTACGGGTGAAATTGACTTAACCGTAAACATTAAGTCTTATCCAAGTAGTTACATCTCAGTTTATGGAAAATTAAAGAATAAAGACATCTATTCCGTACAAAATAAGTTTCTATTAGTTGAATCTTCAGATGTTACCGTTTCATTAACGCCATTTGTTGGTAACAATTAATGCTTCCTACCCTCGATAATATATCTAATCTAATTGAGAATCAGTTCCCAAGCTTCTATAAAGAAGAGGGACCGAAGTTCATTGCTTTCGTAAAAGCTTATTATGAATTCTTAGAACAAACTGGAAAAACTAACGATTTAAGTAGGAACTTATTTACTTTAAGAGACGTTGACACTACTACATCACAGTTCTTAGATGAGTTCAGGAAGAAGTACCAATACGTAGTTCCCAAAAACATTCCTGGTGACTCGCGTTTCTTACAGAAGCACATCTTAGACTTATATAGGTCTAAGGGATCTATCGATGGATTAAAACTTCTTTTTAGACTTCTTTACAACGAAGACATCGATGTCTATATTCCATCGTATGATATCCTAAAGCCTTCTGACGGTAAATGGATTGAGAGAAAATATATCGAGGGTTCTTATAGCAGTTATAATGAACTGTTTGAGAATAAGAAAATAACTGGTGCTCAATCGGGCGCAACTGCATACGTTGAATCTTTCGTAAAGAACTTCGTTAAAGGACGCGTTATTAACTTATTCTTCTTGAGCAACATTGAGGGAACATTTGTTGTAGGTGAAAGAATAGCTTATGACGGTCTTGACTTCAACTTGGCTCCAAAGATTCAAGGCTCAGTCGATTCCATTACCGTATCTTCTACGACTCCTAATAATGATATAGGTGATACTCTTCTTGTGTCTGCGGCTAATGGAAGTGGAACTGGATTAAAAACAATAACTTCCACAGTAAGGATTGCCGGATCTTCAAATGGTTCTATCGACTTTAAAATAGTTAATGGTGGAAATGGTTATACTACGACGCCTACTATAACTATTTCTGCTGGATCTAATAGCACTGGATCTGGAGCTACTTTTACTGGCGTGATCTTAAGTAACGTATCTTCGTTTTCATATTCGATAAGCTATATAAACAACTTAATTGGCAGGATTGCAAATCAATCTTTCAACGCTCTTACCGCAGTTGCAAATACCACTGAATACATATCATTCGCAAACAATACATATGCAAATGGTGACTACGTTCAGTATACAACCGCGACTGGAAATACTGCTCTTTCAGGACTATCAAACGCTAGTTACTATTTTGTTCGTGGAGCTAATTCGACTGCTCTTCAACTTGCTACGGGAAATACTTTAACTTACAATACAGCCGCTATAAATGTTACGGCTGGCGTGTCACAAAACGGTCACTTCCTTTCATTAGTTCCTACCACTAATTTAGCAATAAATTCTGTCTCTTATGGATCGACTCTCAATAACGCTTCTTTAAGTACTGTGCTTAATTTGGCACTTACTAGTCAGACTATATCAATTGGTACAATATCGCAACTTACTGGGATAAACCTTGGTAATGGATACGATGGTTATGTAAACATTCAAATAACTGAACCCAAACTTGCGGGATATGGAATCTCAGATGGTAATGGTGGTATTACTGGTAATAACGCCGTTATAACTGGCAATGTTGTATTGGGCGTAGGTTTGGTTTCAAACGTAGCAGTTAAAGATTCTGGATACGGTTATCACAGTAGAAATGAATCGATTAGTTTATACAACTCAACACAATCAAATACAAATAAAGTTACTCAAGGAACCATAAACTTAGGTGCTATTGGGCGGAGTGAAGGATTCTGGGAAGGAACGCGTAGCTTCTTAGATAGTAATAAATACATTCAGGATGGCCATTATTATCAAGAATATTCATACGAAATTAAGTTCGTTAAATCGCTCAATAAATATATCAATATACTTAAAGAATTAGTTCACCCCGCAGGAAACAAAGTATTCGGCACAACTTTACTATCGTCAGAGAATGAAAATGAAAAGATTGAAGTTGACAATGCCTTTACTTTATACAGAATTCTTGGCGGGGCTCTATCACCAACAACGAATGCATCGATCGATGTGTTTACTCTCAACGTTTCAAGGCTAATATAATATGCCATCGACTTATACATTTTCAGCAGGTCAGATTCTTACTGCTGTAGACTTAAACGCTAAGTTCGCGCAGACTGCGATCGATGCGGCTAACGTATCTACTGCAAACGCCGGAACACTTCCTGAGGCCAGGCTTCCATACAGGATGAACCAAAACGTTCGAACATCTGATAGTGTTCAGTTTGTCGATGCAATATTTACGGGTAACCTTACGGTTTCGGGTACAACTCTTTACGTTAATACTAGTGTTCTTGACATTGCAGATAAGAACATTGTATTGGCTAAAGGATCGGCCAACGGTTCACAAGCAAATACCGGTGGTATTACTATAGAAGGCGCGAGTGTTATCTTCCAATATGATAACTCTTCGAATAACATGACGTTAACTCACCCATTAAGCATCGGAAACTCGACTGTTAATGCCATCTTTGGATTCAGTAGTACTACTCTTTCCGGTGGTAGCTTTATAGGAAACGTTAATAACTATTTCCAAGTTTACATCAATAACAGTAACACTGGTACTAATGCTTCATCAGACTTAGCACTGTATAATGATACTGGTATAAGTTCTAACACTTTCATCGACATCGGCATAGATAGTACAACTTTTTCTAACGCTTTGTTTACTATAACGGGTCCAAATGAAGGTTACCTTTATACTGGTGCTTCTAACCTAGCGATTGGTGTTGCCGGCGTAGCCGCTATTAAATTCTTTTCAAATGGCACACTTGCTAATAGCGAAGCAATGCGAATTGATGCTGGTTCTAACGTTAACATCGGTAATACTAGAGCTGGTACTATGTCGCTTACTGTTGGTAATACGACAGTCAACACCGTAATTACGTCTATCGCAGTTCAAATAGGTAATAACGTATCTAATACTTCTGGTTTCTATCCTGAATCGAACACAATTGGAACTGCTCTTGGATCTTCTACTCAGCGCTGGATCATAAATGCTAATACTATAAACTCTTCGGGTTTAATTACTGGTTCGGCTGGAGCTACTATCACTGGCACCGCAAACGCATCGTCGGCCATGTATGTTGGTGCGAACGTTTATATGAATACTACAAACTTTTTTGTAGGTAACTCAACAGTAAACACAAACATTCAAGCTGGAACAATCTCGGTTAATGGCGCAATAATAGCAAACAACTCTGGCATATATGCTACAGGAACTGTTAATGCTGCTTCATATACTGTTGGTGCAACCTTTACAGCAAACGCTACACTCGTCAATGCGGCCGCAGTAAACATTACAGGGCAAGTTAATACTGCTACACTCTATGCGGCTACCTCAGCAAACATTGGATCCTTCTTTACAGTTAATTCAACTTCTGCTGTTAAGACTGTTAACTCAAGTTTCTCTGGTGCGAACCTTTATGTTAACACCACAAATACTGCTTTTGCTTCTAACACCACTCTGGCTGGTACAAACACCTCGATAACTTCGAATTTGAATGTGACTGGAAGCATTACTGGCGTGACTGCTAACCTTTCTACTAGTGTTAATTCTGCACTTATTACGGTCGGTACAAACTTCATTGCCAATACTTCCGGTATGTACCACACAGCTACAGCAAACGCAAACTCATTCACTACAACGGGTGTAACAGTTAATACCTCAGCCGTGGCTGCGGGCGCAAACGTATACATTAATGCTACAGCACACTTTGTTGGTAACTCAACTCAGTATGCAAACGTATCCGCGGGTCAAATAGTCTTATCAAGCAATAGTACAAATACTTCGTCAATCAATAGCACTTCATTTACTGGAACGGCAAACAACGCTTCGTATCTCGGAAATAGTGCGGCGGCAAACTTTGTACAGAACACTGATTCTAGAACTCTTTCTGGTAACTTATACTTTACTGGCGCGAATATATCTTTTAGTAACTCTTTATACATCGGTTCTAATGCGGTTGTTAATACTTCGACTGTGTTCATCGGTAACTCAACTGTTAACACTACTGCTATTGCTGGTCAAATTACCTTCTCAGGCGGCGCGGTCGTAAATGGTACGATCTATACCGGAATCGCGTATACTGCTAACAATGCAACGAACCTTGGAGGTATCGCAGCCTCTTACTTCGTAGCTAATACGGGTTCAGGACTTATTGCGAATACTACCGGAACGTTTATCAATCCAAATACTGGTATAGTCGCTAATGCTTCTGGCGTATACGTTAATTCTACTTACATTGCTACTATCTCAGCAAATAATGCTTCTTATTTGGGTGGAACTGCTGCGGCAAACTACTTACAAAATAGTGGCGCGTATACAATTTCCGGTGTACATACTCACACAGCTAACGTAATCTTCTCTAATGGTAACGTACTTGTTGCAAATGGCGGATTTGGTACTCAAGATCAAGTGCTTATCTCCAATGGAACTTCAATGTATTGGGGAGCCTTTGCGGCTAACAATGCTGTTAACTTAGTAGGTGTTAATGGTTACTTCTTTGTAGCAAACACAGACTCGCGCACTCTTTCAGGAAACTTGATTTTCTCTGGAGCGAACGTCACGGTTACTGGAAACATGAGGATTGCGAATGGATCCCAACTTATCGCTAATGCCGCATTTGGTACAGCGGGACAAGTTCTTACTTCAAACGGAACCAGCATGTATTGGGCAGCACCAATAACAGTTTACTATGCTAATGGATCGCAGGCTTACCCATAATGTCTAATATAACTACTAAGTTTTTTACTGAAAAAATATCAGACGCTTTAAAGCAAGAGATATCTAATGGCGTCTATTACTATGTTATTGGTAAGTTCTCTCCTTGGGCGGATGAAAACAATCCAGACACAGCTTATGATACTACTTCTGCTATCAATGAATTTAGGCGCCAAGCAGTTGGCGGAAAAAGAGTAAAAGCTGAAGACGTTATTAATTTGATTCCTAGATACTTTTGGGGATCTGGAAACACGTATGCACAGTACGATGATACTGACACCGCGCTTTTTACTAAATCTTTTTATGTAATAAATTCTTCCGAAAAAGTATACAAGTGTCTGTTTAACAAAAGCGGTTCACCATCAACTTCTGAACCAACATTAACCCAGAACAGCGTTTTTCAGACTGCTGATGGATACATTTGGAAGTATATGTATACTGTTAGTTCGAGCAATAACACTAAGTTCTCTACGGGTCTATACATACCAGTAGAATCAAATACTGCAGTAAGCACCTCAGCGGTTAATGGATCCATCGATGTTGTGGTTCTAACTAATCCGGGCGTGGGTTATACTGGATACATAACCGGATCTGTATCTCAAGTCATATCAAACACAGTCTTCAAGATATTATCTACATCTTCTTTATCAGTCGACTCATTCTATTACAACTCTTCAGCTTTCTATATAATCAATGGCACGGGCGAAGGTCAACTAACAAACATCTCTAATTACGTTGTGAACGCTTCCGGATATTACGTTTATACTGAAGACGCTATCACTAGTCCAGTGCTTGACGCAACTTCTGAGTTTAGAATCTCTCCACAGATTAAAATCACGGGCGATGGATCTGGCGCTAAAGCTATAGCAACTGTAAACGCCACTACATATGCTATTAATTCTATAGACGTCATATCTGCTGGAAACAATTACTCGTATGCAAATGTTCAGATAATATCAAATCCATCTTATGGATCTAATGCAACTGCTCGAGCAATCATTCCACCTACGGGAGGACACGGCTCTGATCCAGTTTTTGAACTCGGATCTAAACTTCTTGGCTTCTCGGTATTCTTCAACAATAATGAAAGTGGATCAATATCCACCGAAGTAACCATTCGCCAAGGTGGTTTAGTAAGTACTCCTAAAAAGTACACTAAGCCAGCTTATGCAAACATAAGCTTTAACGCTTTAACTGCAGTTTCCAATACAGATGACGCCATAACTATCACCAACGCAAATACGTATTTTAGTTATGGCGATCGAGTGTTATACACTACTGATACTGGAAACAATGCTATTAGCGGTTTAGCTAACAACACGTATTACTACATATCTTCAGCGAATACTACTAAGGTAAAGTTGTCGACAACTCTGGATGGCACATCAGCAAACCTGACTGCGGGTTCAAGTGAAACCGGTCACAGGCTATATACTACGAATACGTTCTCTACTAATACTTTTAACGCACTGACTACGTTTACGATCACGACTGGTCTAACCACTTTTACCAACAATGAAGTCATACTTGGATCTACGTCTGGAGCAAAAGCCACAGTTGCATTTGCTAATACTACTAAAGTAAAAGGCGTAGTTACACTAGGCACCTTTATAGCCAATAGTACTTTTGGTGAAACTATTGTTGGACAAACTTCTGGTGTATCAGCAACCATCAATACAAGCGGTATAAATAATCCTGATATAGAACCATTCTCTTTCAGGGTTCTACACCTTGACAACATCGAGTATATCCAGCGTTCAGATAGTGAGAACGAACAGGGTTATCTGATAATTACACTCTAAGGAATTAAGATGCCGACGCAGCTTAGCAATAACATCTCTACGACGATCAGTACGACTTATCTTGATGACTTTAGCGAGTCAAAAAGATATTATAAGATCTTGTTTAGACCGTCTACCGCCGTACAGGCGCGAGAGTTGAACCAGATTCAATCTATTCTTCAGAATCAGATTTCGAGACTTGGCGATTATAGTTTTAAAGATGGTTCGATCGTTGATGGGGTTGCACCCAATCCATTGACTAAGCTTCCTTTTATTAGATTAAATGATACGTTCACGACTAATACGTCTCAAGTTGTTACAGTATATGATAATGATTATCTCATAACTAATAGCGCGAATGGCACAATAGCAGTTAAAGCTTACATCTCTTATTCAAAGCGTGGATATAAGGCAAACTATCCTGACACCAATCGCTGGTATCTGAATTATGTTCAGACTGGTAAAGACGGTTCAAATAATGACATCAATGAGTTCCAATCGGGTGACACGCTTTACGTATACAATACAACTCAGACTAAATCAGCTGCACTGAACGCCGGTTATCTTCTTGATACAATCACAGCAATAACAACAAACGCTACCGTTAATGCTACGGGCTATGGTTATGGTATGTCGGTTGGAAGTGGCATCATCTATCAAAAAGGTTTCTTTTTAACGGTCAATTCACAGGTCATCGTAGTTAGAGACTATGATAGCAATGTTAATAATTACGTAGTTGGCTTTGAAACTACTGAATCTATTACGACTGAAAACCAAGATTCTTCTCTTTATGATAATGCGATCGGATCACCAAACTATAACGCTCCCGGCGCGCACCGTCTTAAACTGACGCCTACTCTGGTTGCAAAACTGCGCACCGAGGTTTCAAATAACTTCTTTGCAATAGCCGAGTTTGAAAACGCAAATACTATAACTCAGAAAGCCGGAACAGATCCAACTGCTAAGCTTTTAGATTCTATGGCGCAAAGAACTTATGATGAGTCAGGTGACTATGTTGTTCGTCCATTCTTTGTTGACTCTGAAGCGGACACAGCTAATAGTTCAGCTTTTTATTATAGATTGTCTCCTGGTCTTGCATACGTTAAAGGTTATCCGGTCGAAAAGATCTCCGACGTCTTTGTAAACTCTCCACGTGCTGTCAATACAAACATTGAGAATAACATTGGCGTTACTTGTAACATGGGTAACTATGTTGTAGTTGACGAAGTTGAAGGTGTTTTTAATAACGAAACTCTTTCTCAAGTTACACTCTATGATACTGCTCAAAACTCTCTTTCAGATATTGAATTAGCTAGTACAGGTCCATCGGGATCTGTTGTTGGTTACGCCAATATTCGCGGGATGCAGCACTTCGACGGAACTAAAGGATTCTATAATACTCAATACGCTTTATACATCTTCAATATTCGCATGAGCTCTGGAAAGAGTTTTGCGACTGATGTCAAGAGTTTCTATCAAACTACGGCTGGCAGTGGTTACGCTAAAGCGGACGCCGTGCTTGAATCCAACGTTGCAATTCTTAAAGACTCGACCTTTGCAGCATCAGTGTTTCCAACTGGCTTTGGTGCCGTAAAAACTCTCGTAGTTAATGGCGCGGCTTCTACAGATTCTTCATTCACCTTCCGTCAGATTAGTTCGACGACGATGGCCTCGAATGGTTCGGCTATCTTCAGCCTCGATACTGCAGCAACTGGCGGCACCGAAAGACTGGGAATCTCCGTAGGCAACTATACTTCGTCTTCTATTCTCAACAAGTTCAATATTGTTACAGGAGCTGCCGCGTATTCATCTAACATCGCTGGTTCCGTGTCCATCACTTCAGGTAGCGTAAACGTAACCGGAACATCTACATCTTTCACTACAGCAATCGCTAATGGCGAATTGCTTAGAGTTGCTAATTCTACTGCGACTGTGTATTATCAGGTTAACAAAACTACAAATAATACATTCATGAACTTGGTTAGTATACCAGGAGCTACTTATGCTACTTATAACGTAGCACATTACTATCCAGAAGGTCACCATTTTAATATAACGTCAATTAACGCGATTGCCGGTGGGATCTCATTTAATATCAATACGGGTTTGACTCTTAATAGTTCGCTAACAGTTTATGGTTCTTATCCCGTTACTAAGTCAACAGCAGTCCAGGTTAAGAAAGATGTTAATGAAGGAACCTTCGTTAAGATTGATTGCTCTAACAACGCAGCTACTTCAGTGGGGCCATGGGATCTTGGTCTAACGGATGTTTTCAATATTAAGAAAATCTACGTTGGCACGACTTACGCAAACACGAATACTGATGGTAAAGACTGGTTCTCAATTGATAATGGACAGCGTGACGATTTATACGATCACGCTCAAATTTCTCTTAAGCCTCAGTACTTGGGAAAAATCACTGGCTCATCAAAGATGCTTATCGAGCTTGATCACTTTGTTGCGAATACTTCAGCGGGCGTGGGATTCTTTACGGTCGACTCATATCCTATTGACGATGCTAATACGTCTAATACTACCGCTATTACGACTGCACAAATTCCAACATTCCAATCAAATAAAGGATATGTTGATCTTAGGAATGCAATCGACTTCCGCCCAGTAAAATATAACACCGCGACTGTAACCACTACTATTGGTTCGGCAACTGTTAACCCAGTTGCATCAAATACTTCTTTCAATATTACTTCGACAAACCAATACATTGCTGAACCAGATTCCACATTCACTGGAGACTTTGAGTATTATCTTCCACGCTATGACATTGTTACAATGGACGTTGCAGGTAAAATCATCGCGAAGAATGGTCAATCAGCAGTCATTCCTAAAGTACCATACATCGAAAACGATGTTATGCCAATTGCTGAAGTCTTTGTCCCTCCTTATCCGTCATTGACTGTTAAAGAAGCCGAGACTTATAAGCGCAAAGATCTTTCAATGAGGATCTCGGTTAAAACAACAAAACGCTATACGATGAAAGATCTTACTAAGTTTGATGATCGCATCAAGCGTCTTGAGTATTATGTGGTTCTCAATGCTCTTGAGCAACAAGCTAAAGACATGAACATTCCTTCTGCAAGTAATCCAGCACTGAATAGGTTTAAGAATGGAATCTTTGCTGATCCATTTAACTCATTCAATAGCGCTGACGTAACGAACATAGAGTTTAAAGCGTCAATAGACGCCGAAGCAACAGTTCTCCGTCCTTTCTATAACGCTTATCCAGTAGACTTTAAGTACGACTCTGGTAACTCAACAACAGTTGCTACCGGAAGCACCATTACTTCCCCATTCACGCATGTTCAATATATTCGCCAGCCTTACGCTACGAAATATAGGAATTGCACAGAATCAGTCTGGCAATGGAATGGCAAAGTAGAACTGTTCCCATCTTACGACTTCTTCCGCGATGAGAAACAAGCAAATAACATTAACGTTAACATCGATAATTCTGCGCCATGGAAAGACTTTGCGAACTCACCTTTCGGAACCAATTACGGTGATTGGAGAACTACAGGTTCTTCATCATCTACAACGCGTGATGTTACTAGAAATGATAATTCTACTACTACTACAGCTACAACTATAACTCAGACTACTCAGCAAAGAACTGTGCTTGCTATCAAAGTTGATACAGTAAATGAAAAAGTTGAACTTGGAAATTACGTATCTGACTTCTCGATTAACCCGTATCTTCGCAGTAGAATCGTAGCCTTTACTGCTACAAATCTTAAACCCAATACAACTATGCACGTCTTCTTTGATGGGAAGAGTGTTGACGCGTATTGCGCGCCTGGAACTTTAAACGCAGGTACAACATTTTCTCAGGGCAAAGAAAATGAAATAGTCACACAAAGCGCAGCATACGGAACTGCTCTGGTTTCATCTTCCGATGGAAAACTATATGGTCTATTCAAGATTCCTGAAGGTTTGTTTAGAACTGGAGACAGGGTCCTTAGAATCGTTAACGTAAGTGATTTGGTAACTGGTGCTGATGCTATCATCACTTCGGCTACTGGAACATATAGTGGTTCAAGTATGTCTGTGACTAAGCAGGGAACTACGCTTAATCTTACCCAACCACAGATAAGTTCTTCTTCTAATACTCAGGTACAGACTTTAACATCAGTATCGGTTCAAAGTAGTACTCGCCAAGATCGTCAAGAGAATTCTGATCCTATTGCTCAGACGTTCAAAATCACGCGTCCAGAAGATGGTTCATCTGGCGTGTATGTAACAAAAGTTGGCGTATACTTTTACGCAAAAGACAATAACGCAAATAATGGCATTACAGTATACATCACAGAAACTGATAATGGATATCCAAATGGTGGCGCAATTATTGGTCAGGGACGTATCCTTTCCGCAAACGTAACTACTAGCACTACTGGAACAGTGGAAACACAGGTTTCTCTTGATGAACCGATTATGCTTACTGCTGATAAAGAATATGCTTTCATTGTGAAACCAGATGGTAACTCACCTGAATGGCTCATATGGACCGCGGAAACTGGCGGAGTCGATGTTAACACCAGCGAAAACGTTTTCAGTAATCCATATTCTGGCGTGTTATTTGTTTCAGCAAATATGTCGGCATGGACTGCTATACAAAAAGAAGATATTAAGTTTAACATCTATCGCGCTTCATTCTCAGTTGGCACCTACTATGCTTACTTCGATAATGAAAATGATGAATACATTACAACAGCCGGCTTCACAAGAGCTAATTCGTCCTTATCTATTGAAGTTGGAGACTTAGTGTATAGTGCAAATTCAACTGGTGGACCAAACACCGCAGCAAATGCTGCTTTTGGTAGAGTTCAATATGCAGATGAAGCAAATGGTGTATTATATCTAGATGGATCAACTAATGGTAAATTCTTTGCAGCAAATAATATTAACGTGTATAGAACACCAAATCCTTCTAATACTGCCTATATTACCAACACTTACTTAATCGCTAATGCGACTATTAGTACTGTTGATAATTTGATGTATCATGCGGTGGTTCCTAAGTTTGCTACAATCCAACCTATTCTTACGGATATATCCTATGATTTCAAAGGAACTGATGGGTCTTACGCAAAAGATACATCTTACCAAAAGCTGGTTGGTGAAACTGAGTTTGAATATCTAGACAAATCTAGATACGCGGTCAGTAAATCAAACGAAGTAGCAAGTATGTCAAGTGCAAAATCTTCTACATTTAGAATAGCTCTTAATACTTCAACTTCTTATGCTTCGCCAGCTATTGGTCTTGGTAGAAAGTCTTCTATATTCGTCAAGAATATAATCAATAATGATGCTACGAATGAGTACACTAGATATGGAAACGCTACTACAAAGTACGTTTCAAAGAAAATTGTTTTAGCAGACGGACAAGAAGCTGAAGACTTGAAGGTTTCGATCACAGCTTATCGCCCAGTTGATACAGATTTTTATGTTTATGGAAAGTTTTGGAATCCTTCTGACCCTGAGACTTTTGATATCAAGAATTGGACTTTACTTTCGTATCTCAATGATGGTGACTTGGTATATAGCAGCCCAACCGATAGGACAAACTTCTACGAATATGAATTTGGAGTCCCGGCTGCAATTGTAAATACTAATGACGCCTATCTTGACGCTACAAATAGTAGTATCTTATCTTATGTTAACGCAGCTGGATCTAAGTTCTCAAGCTTCAAAGTCTTTTCAATGAAAATCGTGTTACTTTCTTCTAACGCAGTTAGGATCCCGATGATTAACGACATTAGGGCCATTGCGCTTCAGGTATAAATATGAATAGCAACGAAAACTTAAAGAGACTAGGTTCTAATCCAGGTGCGGTTGTAAACACCGACAATAATAGTCTCAGGGCTTATCGTGAGGCTAGGGAAAAACTTAGAATACGGGACAGAGACTTTGATCAAATGAAGAATGACGTCTTTGAACTTAAGTCAATGATGGCTCAAATACTAGAGAAGCTTAACAAATGACGATAGCGGTCGCAAATATAGACGTAACGACCGATTCATTCGGTCAATGGATTACGAAGACAAACGTCTTAGCAGACGCACTGTCAAATAAAGTTGTCACTACCAACTCAAACACTGCAACTGGAAACGCTGCGGTATCATCTGCGTTCTCAGCTAATGCCTTATACGCTAATACTCTCTCGGGCGGTAATAACTCAGTAGCCGCAGCTCTTTCGATTTCAACTAATACTTCCTTTGCGGCGAACGTGGCTTTCAATGGTTATAGAACTAATCTAGGTTTAGGCGCGAACGTTATAATAAACTCTGGTAATAGCACTTTCAGGGTTCTGACAGTTAACTCAGCCGCTTCAAATACATTAGTAGCTACTAAATTAACTACCTCAGATTTATCGGACGTTAACACTTCTTCAGTTGGAAACGGGCAAGTATTAATATATAGTTCGGGTAACTCTTACTGGTACAATTCAAACGTTATCAATCTAAATGCTAATACAAGCACTGTAACTTTCTCAGGAAACATCGTTGTTGCGGGCGTCCAATATACGAACGGTCAATCGTTTAGTTCATTGGTAGTCTATTACGCTAATGGCACTCAAGCATTTCCAGCATAAGTATAAAAAATGGCAGCTCTACTTAAGATCAATACTGCGACTAGTCCAAAATCACTGAAGCAAGCTTCTGGGACTGACTATGAATATGCGGTAAATTTGATCCTTACTCAATTAATTGGTTCAACTTCAAACGCCAATATTACAGTAAATCCTGCGAGTACTACGGGATTAACACTTATTGGTACATTCACAGATACTTACTTAAATGCTGCGGTTGGCGCTCACCCCATCGGCACGACACCAGTATCAGTCACGTATAACTTTTATCAAGATCAGCAAGTAGCTGCCGAATCTATCACACGACCGGTTGAGTTTGTTAGCTCCACTATCAAAGAACAAGTAGATGCAAATCTTAACGCCGATTTGATCGCCACTGCGCTTTCTAACTTAGTATCTACTGGTATTGGTTTCTACGCTCTACAGACGACTACTCCAACCGGCGGGACTTGGGTATCAACGAGTACAATAACTAACACTCTTGACTCAACAACCACAAACACCACTCAGCTTTGGAAAAAAACTGCGGCCGCGACTACGCCAACAGCATTAAGACCAGTTAAACTCAATACTGCTACGTCACCAATTTCTTTAAAAGAAATGTCAGACGCAGAGATTCAATCGCTAGCTACACGCGTAAAGAATCAGTTAGGAACTACTGGCATCGGAACTTTTAAAGTTCAAGCATCGGCTCCAACCCCAGGAACATGGACGTCATCTGGCGCAGCTTTCCTTGATACTACAAGAACAGCTTCACTTCTTCCTTATACTGGATCATATAGTGGTAGTTATTCCGGATCATATACCGGAAGTTTTAGTGGTACTTATACTGGAAGTTATAGTGGTGGTTATGCTGGTTCACGGTCAAAAGCTTATACAGGAACTTATCGAGCTAGCTTTGCTGGATTTTTAGGCACCGCATATTCGGGTACTTATACGGGATTTTATGCCGGTACTTACACTGGAAGTTATAGTGGTAATTATACTGGATCATATAGTAGTAACTTTACTGGAAGTTATACGGGTAGTTACTCCGGAACTTATTCTGGAAATACGTTAAATAATGATAGCAGTACAGTATCAACAGTTTACTTATGGGTAAGGACAGCATAATATGGCAAGACAAATCATTAATCCTAGGTGGGGAAACGAAGACAAAACGCAGATCCTTGCTACGTTTAAATACGACGATGGTCGCGAAATGGTAGCTTCTATCAGCAATGTTGCAGATACGATGAATCCTGATTGGAAAGAGATCATGGATACGTTTGGCGTTGAACTTCTCGATCAAAACGCAGGTGATGCGCTTGAAAACCATATGAAAAGAAAAGCTGAGCGCGCAGAGAGAAAAAAAATCGACGAAGAAAGAGCACAAAAAGAAGCTCTTTTCAATCTGAAAGCTGAAGCCTTCGATATGGAAATAGTTAAGAATTCTAAAAATAGAGATGTAAAGAACAAGATTCGGCGCGCAGCAACGCCAACAGAAGTTCTTGTTTATACGGCGCTTCTCCACATGCTTGAAGATCCATTAGCTAATCCAGTTGCTATTACGCCGGTTGAACCAACAGCATAACTATGAACGGTTTTTTGTATGTAGCTTCGCAGAGCAGTGCTTTCTATAAAGCTGCTGTATATTCTGCCATGTCCCTTCGTGATTATTACCCAGAAGCTAATATCACACTCTTTACGCACGCTGATTTCGTTCAGGAGTCTGATCGTAAGTTTTTCGATAAAATCGAAACTGGTATACCAATCCATAAGCGCGCTAAAATGTATGCGATGGCTAGAACACCATATGATAAGACTTTTTACATAGACGCAGATACTGAAATTAGATCTGAGAATATTAAAAAAGTATTTGACAATCTTGGAAACAATGATATAATGTTTACTAAGATAATAGCAAAAGTTTCTAAAGATCGTTTAGTTAACTCTAAAAATAATCTAGAATATCATGGTGGTGTAGTTCTATATAATTCAAATAAGATTACTATTCAATTGATGCAAGATTGGTATGATACTTATTTGATACAAGATACGTGCCAGTGGAATAAAAGTCAATTTGCAGAATATAATCCTAAGATGAAACCATGGGATCAATTCACTCTCTGGTATCTCTTAAATACTAAATACAAAGACATAAAGCATAATTTTTTTCCAGATGGCGGGCACGCTTTTAACTACATATACTTATTTGAGAACTATAAAGAATTTGCTGACGTTGAACAAATAGTATATCATTATACAATATCACGTGACAGGATGGAAAATGCAATCATTATCAAACCTAAACCCGGACTTATTGAAGATTTTAACTGAATTCAGTAACTTCTTCTATAGCCGAGATTTTTCACACCTCGAGTCTTTAATTGGCTCAAATGAAAAGATGAAAAACGTTAGCGTTAAGTCTATGGCTTTAGAAGCGACTGGTGAAGAGTATTTAAGAAAAGCCCTTAAAGAAGATCCTATGAGATACGGATTCCCAAGACACTCTTGGGGTCTAGAGTTATCAATGGATCGTAAGTACATAGATGATAAAGAGCTTTTAGATAAATCTACGGAAGCAAATAGAAAACTAATCAATTTCTTTGGAGCTAGAAATAACGCTCTACAAATGTTTTATCCTTCTGGTGGATATATCGGCTGGCACAGTAATTGTAACGCGCCTGGATTTAACATCGTGCTTTCTTTTAATCCTGAAGCTAGTGGATATTTTGAGCACTATGATCATGTTAACGATAAGTTTGTTAGGTTTGTCGACAAACCCGGATGGAATTGTAAAGTAGGTTATTTTGGTTCAGATAAAGAGTCCGAGAATATGTATTGGCACTGCGCCTATACAGACACGCCTAGACTGACTTTTAGCTACGTTATCGGCGATGAAAACATCTGGAAAGATATGGTAGATGATATCGGAATCCCCGATTAAGTTCATATGTTTAAAGTGGGGAACTAAGTATGGTCCCGAATACGTCAATAGACTCTTTCAATCAATATGTAAACAGTATCGCAATCCCTGCGAGTTTTATTGCTATACTGACAATCCTATTGGTCTTAAACCAGAAATAATAATAAGAGATATTGCTGAGCTTCGCAAAGTTGAGAACTCATGCTTTACGATGGAAAAGCTTTTTCTTTTTGATAGTCTAGATTTTGAGGGGCCTTATTGTCTTCTTGACATAGATATACTCATACAGTCAGACATTACTTCTTACTTAGACGAATATAATTTCATTGAACCTAGATTCTCAATATGCGCCCGTCCACATACTGACATTGATTATATGAAAGCTGCGCCAATCTTTAGAGATTTTGGAACATGTTATGTAAACAGTTCATTTGTAACTTGGACTGGAGATCAACTCAAGTGGATGATTGATTTTTATATGAATAATAAAAAGATCATTGACTATAAGTATAAAGACTTAGACACATTTCTATTTCATACTGTGCTTAAAGAAATGAAATTTCATCCAAGAAATATGATTTATTCTTTTAATCACGAAAAGACCCATTTAGATTCTCCTATAGTAATGTTTAATACATCACACGGAAGAGGTGTTGAACTTCACGAAGGTCCTACTTGGGCTAAAGAATTATGGGAATCGTATGATAGTGAATCAGAATCCTCTCGTCTTCTAAACGAACATGTTTACGAGCAGCAGTCGTCATAATCTTTTTTGGAAAATACTCAACATTGCCGTACTTATTAATGAAAGTATCATCTCCATAATGTTCGTGCGTGTGCTTAAATATATCTTCTATAAGCATCTCATACAAATAATGGTGTGAATCTCCAACCCACCCCATGACTGAAGAGTTTCCATTACAAAAGAACTTTTCTTTATTCTTATAGTCTAACTTTTCAACTGAACTCCACCATTCATCATTCTTCCAAACTGTATCTACTATTTTTAATACTTCTTTCTCAACTGTTTCGACTAAAAAATCTACGTTCTTTTTTATCAATATATCTAGATCAAAATACAGATTAATTCCAGGACTGCATACGTCTTTATTGAACAAAGCTACTTTATTCCACCAAGTGTCAAGTTCAAATGGAGTTGCATCGATGAATTCAATTGGACGATTAGTCTTCCATTCATAATCAGTAAAACAGTGCATCTTAAATTCATACGTTAAATACTTACAGAGCTGGTCGTATAAGTTTTCGACGTGCTCTATAGAATACTTTGGCTTCACTAAGACGCAGTAAACATTTATCATGAATCAAACCGTTAAGTTTATAGTTTTAAAGTGGGGTACCAAATATGGGCCCGAATATGTTAATAGACTATTTAGGTCTCTGAAAGCAACCTATTCGGGTGAATTCGAGTTTTATTGCTTTACAGATAGTAGTCGTGGTGTTGAGTGTAAAACATATCCGATTGAGATGCTACCTCTATTTAAATCGAATGTATTTACAGTATGTAAGCTCGATCTATTCAATAAGCTTCCTTTTAAGGGTCCGTATTGTCTTCTTGATCTTGATCTTCTTATTCTTAAAGATCTTAAACCATATTTCGATGAATATGGTTTTAAAGAACCGAGGATGATATACAATTATTGGACTGAAGTTCAAAGAATCTATAAATCATACTATACTGGAGATTGCTACGTTAACAGTTCATTCGTGACTTGGGACGGAGATCAACTCAAGTGGATGCGAGATCGCTTTATAGAGAATCAGGAAGTAACAGCTTTCAGGTTCAAGACTTTAGATAAATTCATTTACTATAGCAGTCGCAAAGATATGAAGTATCATCCCCGCGGAATTGCTTATGCTTATAGTTTTGGGGCTGAATACCCAAATGATCTAGATCCTTATAAGCAAAGAGATCAATACATATCGATTTTTAACACTTCACATAAGAAAGGTGTCGAGCTTCACGACGCCAATGGATGGGCTAGAGATGTTTGGACCAGGTACGACTGAGCAAGACTACATTAAAGACTTAGACAAGATCCATGGCGAGATCTTTAAGCACCTTGATAGCAGAGGTTTAGAGTACGTTTATAGACTCTATGCAATGCACAATGATGAAAAGATGCGTAACCGTAACTTTATTGCTATGGACGTAATAAGGAAAAACTTCAAAAGTTTAAAGAATGTTGCAATAGTCAATAGTAGCAATCCTATTGCGCTAACCCACTTCTTAAAAAAAGAATATCAATCATCTGTAACTCTGGTATCTGATCATCCATCGTTTGAGATGTCTGAAGGCTTCTTTCAAAGATTCTTTAAAGCCAATACGGTTATTAAAACCATATTCTTTGAAGACGTTGACTTTTCTTCTTATGATCTCGTGATATTGTCTGAGTTTGAGTATTTAGTTCCTCTTGATATGTTGAAGCACGTAAAATTTGGAGACTCACCAATCTTAGCACTTCAACATATCCAACACGTTAATGATCACAATAGTCGTCACTTTGTGATGTGTATTGAAGACCTTCTTGAACTATGTAACTTTAAGAATTTATTAGATTCTAATGCTAAACTAAATACAGATAATAGATTAGTTTATTATGCACTTGGAGTGAGGTGATTCGGCGGAGTAAGGATGATCTTTACATGTTCGTCAAGCCACCAAGGATCTGCGGCGTGAATGTATTTTTCATTCGCGTCTTGCTTTAGAATCTCGTCAATCTGCGGATCTTCCCACGCCATCGGAAAGTCAAGCCAGTGACCAAGCGATCTGATATACTGACGTCGGTATAAGTACAAAAGTTCTTGGCTAACAAAGAATGGTGGCACCTTCATCCATTGAATAAGCTGAGGCATATTTCCCCATGTTGGTCCACCTCGAAGTCTAGTTTGTTGATGAGTTAAGATGTTCTTGTCTCTGCCTATAACTACAGGTTGAACATCGATTCCAAGACTTTCACACTTTTCAATAAATTCAAAAATTGGTGGAACTTTAGGCAGCCACTTTTCGATATAAGGATTGCTTATACTCGTCACGGCGTATTTCTTTCCGCCCATGATATTCAAATCTATTTTATCGATGTTATTCCAATAGTAGTTGAAAGGCTCTTTGTAGTGAGGGATAAAGTATCCATCGGGTTTAAGCGCGTCTTTCCACCCGTGAACTTCCGGATGCATACTAAAGATTTTACTGAATAGATGATTGCCAGATCCTTGTGGACCAAATAATACTATGAGTTTCATTATTTTTTAATCAACTCAAAGTAAAGTCTATTTCCATTATCTTTCTTAAATGACTCTAGTTTACAATTATGAAGAACTGCTATGTTATACGCAGTCTCAAAGTCCCATGGATAGATATCAACCCACTGACCATTCTTATGAATTTCTCCAGGATTAGCTCTAACATAGATAGTACCACCCGGCATAGTCAAGTCTACAACTTTCTTGAACTTGTCGTTAATATCGCTAAATTCACCAAAGTTAATACTGCCAAAAACAATAACATGATCGTATGATTCATTGGGAACGTTATAGTCTAGAATATCAACCATGAAGTCGGCTGAATTATTGAATGCATCGATGCCTATAAGATTCTGGATTCTGGCTTTAAACTGATTAAAACCACAACCAACGTCAAGTACGGCTTTAGGATTCGAATTATTAATTCTATCTACGATATTCCATCCAGTGTATTGATACACCTCAGTCCTTGGCTGCCATATTCCTCCCCAGAATCTAGAACTATACTTGGTGTCAATGTCAGCCACGAGCATAGAAACTGATAGATCAATGTTAATATCAACATCGAATGTATCATTCAATAAAGCTATAAACTTCTCAAGTTTCTTTGGAGTCCATGGAAGCGATAGTACCATAGTATTCACACTAATGCTTTCACGAGCTTGCGCGTATTTTGGAAGATTAAAGCACTCTTTTAAATTTTTAAATACAAAGTTAAATATTTTACGATTCACAATAAAAATTCCCATTTAAGATATTTTTTTCCCTACTAGTTATATATATAGATTAGTAAGGAATTTTTCTTTAGAGGATGAAAAAAATGACAGAATATCAAGATTGGGGCGATAGTCGCTGGGAATTTACTAAGAAGCAGAGCAGCTGGCATTTTGATCCTAGTAAACCACCAGTTCCAGGCACCGATAGTTATACGTATGTCTGTAGATTTAATTCCGACTTCACTGACGCTATTTCAAAGTGCATGCCTCGAGCAAAAGCAAGCAATTGGAGTAGTCGAAATAATTTCAATGAAAAGATAGCTGAAGAGGGTTTGTATTCTGCGAGCGTTGAAGAGAAAGATCTAATCAAAGCTGGTGCAGATCCAAAACAAGAAGTATTTCATCGAACAGCTGCTGAAGATATTGAGATCTTTCAAAAGATTGCTGAGTATCTTGGAATTGATGAACCCATGATTAAGTTTCATAATCAGACTACAGGTCAGATGCTTCATACACATATAGATAACTTTGCAGCTCGACCCGAGCGCGAAAACAGTTTCAAAGAAATTGACATCGATAAGAATCCAAACATTATGCGAAGGTTTGTAGTCATGTTAGCTGACTGGGAACTTGGGCAGATCTTTCAGATTGGTAATGCAAACTTTACTCAATGGAAAGCTGGCGACTGCATTACTTGGGAATGGAAAGACATGCCACACAGCACCGCTAATATGGGATGGTGGGATAGGCCGATGCTTCAAATCACGGGTTATATAACAGATAGAACTAAAGAATTACTTAATGAAGTATACAATGTTACCGGCAAGAATTTAGTGGTAAAAATATGAATCAGGTTACTATAGTAGTATATCCACCGGGGGCTTATGGTAGTTTTATCAGCTGGATGATAGAACGGTTTAGTAAACACCGCACGGATGTAATAGACAATCCACTATTATCAGATGGTAGTAGTCACGGTTATGCTAGTTTCTGTAAAGTCAAAGGCATAGATGATTTTATGGCGGGACTTGAAGAAGCTCGCAATAATACTAAGCCATGGCATACTAACGTATATGCTGGTTGGCCTTCTAACCCATCAGAAAACTTAGATGACAATATCAAGACTATACTAAATTGGATGATGCCTTTCGATAGATTAATCTACATTGATGTAGATAGCGCAGAGGAACACATATTATGTTATTTGCGAAATGAAGCAACTATGAATCGTGATCGTTGGTATGATATGCTAGGTGTAGATAACGATGATCAATTAGCTGAAAGATTACGTATTGACATCGATAGTCATGGACTATCATCTATAATCGACTCTAGGTTAACTAGATTAATCATAGGGGATATCTTAGACGGATTTGCGTCTGACCTATGGTCCAGGATGTGTAGAATACTTGGATGGCCTATGAAAGACTATAATTTATATCTTGAAGTCATCAAAGAGATGAGACTTAAACAACAAATATTCTATCAGTTAATAGCTGAAGGATTTGGGCCGGAAGGAACTCCGGTTCAACGCGCTGCATTTAAATATTTTAAGGAGAAAAACAATGGATCTAACTAAAATTTTCCCATTATTTACTCCCGACACCGGCATTATGGTTTTAGGAATCTACGCTGCTATCGTGTTTGGATTGACATGGGTTTTTGCTAAAGGTTATGCCACTAGTAAAGAGGGTTTCTTTGTAGCCCGCAGGGAAGTAGGTGCACTTCAGGGGGCTATGAGTACTGGTGCTGCTTGGATGTGGGCGCCTGGAATGTTCATCTCTGCACAGCAAGCTTATATGAATGGACTAGTCGGATTGTTCTGGTTCTGTATTGGTAACTTCCTAAGTCTTATATTCTTCAGTTGGTTTGCTAAGAGATTAAGAGATAAGAAACCCGATGGTTTTACTATTTCAGGTTATCTTAAAGAAAAGTTTGGTAAACGTGTTCAATCATTGTTTATGGTAGAACTATTTAGTCTCGCTATTTGTAGCTTTGCTATTAACGTATTAGCGGGATCTAAATCGGTTCAGGTTCTGACTGGATTAGATTATCACTTTGTTAGTTTGATTCTAGCAACTATTGCATTGACTTATACTTTGCGTGGTGGATTAAAAGCATCAGTTATAACCGAAATATTCAAACTGTCTGTGTTGGTATTGGGCTTGGGCGTATTAATGCCTTGGGCAGTCAGTGCCGCGGGTGGTTGGGGTGTAGTTGATCTTGGCCTTGGTGGTATCACTGGTAATGGTCGTGATATCTTTGGCACGGACTTTGCTCTAGGCGTGTTTATGGGCTTTGGCTTTTCTACTGCTATTGGTCATATGGGCGCACCATGGGGTGATAATGCATTCTATCAACGTGCTTTTGCTGTAAAGAAAGACAGTGTTATTAAAGCATTTGTTGGCGGAGCATTCATATTCATTCTAACACCATTGATGACTGGTATTCTTGGCTTCCTTGCTGCTGGTATGCATTACGAAGTTCCTAAAGAATTACTTGGTTATGTTAACGTGCTTACTGTTGGTAACCTATTGCCAGCATGGGCTGCTATCATGTATTTGTTTATGTTGTTCGCGGGCCTCGTATCTGTGCTTGACTCACAACTTAGTAGCGTCAGTAATATCTTTGGACACGACGTTAAGAACATGATTAGACCACACGGCGACGATCAAGCTAGCATCGATATCGGAAGAGTTGGTATGTTATTCTTAATCGCAGCTGGTCTGACTCTGGCTAACTGGCCAGGAATGACTCTAGTCACTATCTTTTTATTCTTTGGTATTCTTAGGGCTACTGTGTGGTTCCCATTGATGTTTAGTCTTTTGAATGAAAAGTTAGTTAATGAAGCTGGTATGTTCTGGGGCGTATTGATTGCTTACTTGGTTGGATTCTCAACTTATGTTTATGGTCAAAACTTCGGCGGTGGTCCAAACATCGCAGTACTTGGAACTTGTCTTGCTGTCTTTGGTTCAGGCGCTTTGGCTCTTGGAATCACAAAGTTGCAAAACGCAAACTTTAATGGCGATAAGTGAATAAGTACATATTCATAACGGGGGCTCCAGGTTCTGCCTGGAGCCGAGTTGCATCAAGCATATATAAAAGTACGAGTCTAGATAATAGCGATTACTCGAGTGATCGTACTTTTACATATGTAAATGATGAAAAACAAATAGAAAAAAGCTTTCATCATGGCGTATATTTTGGTCCAGATCAACAATTCGGAAAAAGATTCGATAAATTATACGAGATGACTAAAGATGAGATTGAACTGGAGATGAATCTTCCTTTCAATAGTTCTGGCATAAAGGTTATTAAGTGCCATGACTTCTCATATCAATTAGATTTTTTATCAGAGACTTGGCCTGAGTGTCCAATAATAATGTGCCATAGGCCTATGGAAATAAGTTATGATTGGTGGATGCACATAGGTGGTCCAAATATAACTTATCCATCTTATAAGTCTATTGATCCTAAGAAATATATTAATCTCTGCAACGATGGAATATATGATTTTATCAAAAAGAATAAAACTATTGAAGTTAAAAACAACATGGAATTATGTGAAGTTTTAGAGATCGATCCGGTGAATGATATATATTATTACGATAACTCTGATGGTAAAAATGTTATTACGAATGTGAATGTGAAGGTTTAATATGGAAAACGTTTTCTCTCTAATTAAAGAAGCAAATGATGAAATTCTTTGGATGTTTTCCAAAGACGTTCATGAACTCATCCTCGATAAGTACTTTAGTACATATTTTGAAGACGTGCCAGACTTAAGTAAATATTCTATTGTGCACACAGTTGAAACTAATTGGTGTAAGAATATTCTAGATGTCGGCTGTGGGCACAATCACTTCAAATATGAATTCTTAGCTTGCCGCTTCACGAGCATTGATCCCTACATTGATGGTGCAGACTATAAGATGAATGTTATAGAATATCAGGAAAACTTCCCTGATCGTCAATACGACTGTCTAATAGCTTTAGACTCTATTAACTTTGGCCCTAAACCTAAAATTTTAGCTGAGATTGAAGCTATAGATAAACTTACTCAATCTGGAGGCTTACAGATTTGGCGTGTTAATAATAAAAATGAACCACGAATCGATGAAACGTTTCCAATCTCCGAACTAATTCAGTATTTTAAATGGGATAGAGATTTCATACAACACGTTGTTAACATTTATGATTATGAACTTATAGAATACACAGAAGAGTCTGATAATATCTTATTTGTAATGAAGAAAAGCTCGCAATGAAATATAGTCCTCTAATGAAATATATTTTTGTAACTGGCGCACCAGGATCTAAATGGAGTTCAGTGGTTCGCAATATCTATTTTAGTAGTAGCATAAATCAAAGCGATTTTTCTATGGAACGCAGATATTATCATGATGCTTCCGGAAAGCGGCAATTAATGCACCTCGGATCTTATTTTGATCCAGGAATGGAATTTGGAAGTGACTTCTATATATTAGACTCAATTGAAAAAGAAGAAGCTGAAGCTAAATTTCATAAACCATTTACCAATGATGTTGGTATAAAGATCATAAAGAGCCACTTCTTCTCTTATCATCTTGATCACATAAAAAGAACTTGGAAAGACCCAATCGTTTTAGTATATCGTAACTCCGATTCTTGCATAGGTTGGTGGGTTAGATGTGGCCACTTTAATATCACGTATCCAAAGTATGATTATTACAGCGATATAGACTCTATGGTAAAATACATTGATTCTCAGAATAAAGCTATTAAGAAATTCATCGAAGAAAATGATGTATTGCAACTTCATAATAGTATTGAATTAGCTCGAGCATTAGGCATCAATCACGATAGCGTCAATAGTAAAGGCGAAATGGACGTTTATTATCAAGACTATGAAAAGAACGATATTAAAGTTTATCTTTATTGGCCTAAATATGATGGAAGCGAAGCTTTTAGTTGAAAATATAAATAGTTTGAAACTAAATTGAGGTTACCATGTCAATAAAACTAAATCTTGTTATAGATCAGGGTTCAACCTATTCTAATGCAATTCTCGTTAAAGATTCAAGTAATAGCGCAATTAATCTTTCAACATACACCGTAGCCGGACAAATTAGGAAGCATTATACTTCCTCTAACAGTACGTCTTTTACGGCTACTGGAAATAGTACTGGATACGTAAATATTTCTTTAACATCGAATTCTACAACAAGTCTTTCTTCAGGAAGATACGTTTACGATATCGAGATCACCAGCAATACCGGTATCGTAACCCGTGTAGTTGAGGGTATCGCAACACTCACCCCTCAAGTTACTAGATAATTAGTCATAAGGATAAAAAATATGCTTACAGAAGAACAAATCAAGCACGATTACCCGAATTCAAAACCAGAAATTGTTAAAGCACTGGTCGAAAGCTTTAAAACTCTTGAAAGCAAATATGATATTTCGGGTTTGCGTCTTGCTCACTTTCTTGCTCAGACTGCACATGAATCGGGCGGCTTCCGTGTGATTGAAGAAAATCTTAACTATTCAGCCGAGGGTCTTACAAAGATCTTCCCAAAGTACTTCAAAGATAAGGACCCGAACGAATATGCTAGAAAGCCTGAAAAAATTGCGAACGTTGTTTACGCCTCGAGAATGGGTAATGGTGATACTGCTTCTGGTGACGGCTATAAGTTTCGCGGTCGCGGACTTATCCAACTTACAGGAAAAAGCAATTATTCTGGGTTCGCAGCTGATTCCGGCGTGAATATTGACGAAGCTGTTGCTTATCTCTCAACTCCATCTGGAGCTATTGAATCAGCAGCCTGGTTCTGGCACAAGAATGGTCTTAATGCTCTAGCTGATAAAGATGACGTTACGGCGGTCACCAAAAAGATCAATGGTGGAACTATTGGCCTTGAAGATCGTAAGAAGCATACTAGCGAATTCAAGAAAATCCTGAAGGTCTAATTTGACAGCTGCTCATAGACATGGTGACGCTCGAGCTTGTGGTGCGACTACGATAGTATCTGGTCAAACTACAGTTCGAATTAATAACCTTCTATGGGCAGTAGATAATGATGTAAATACTGATGGTGGGGGTGGATTAAATCCGTCTGCCTCCACTATTAAAATAAACAATCTTGCAGTAGTAGTTGTTGGAGATCCGGCGGATCCTGACGCTCTGTGTCCGGTTCCCGGTGGCGCGCATTGCGCTCCTTCTGCTTCTGCTGGAAGTGGGAATGTAAACTGCTACGGTTGATTATAAATATCTAAAATAAGGAATTTATAATGGCCACTTTAACTACACGAGACCAATTTAAAGAATATTGCTTGCGTAAACTTGGCAAGCCCGTCATCGAGATTAACGTAGATGATGATCAAGTAGAAGACCGCATTGACGAAGCTTTGAAGTATTATTACGATTATCACTTTGATGGTACAGAGAAACAATTCTATAGTTACATATTCCAAGCCAGTGACTTTCCAGACGCCGTAAAAGAAATCAAAGTTTATGATGGCGGTACAGCGTATTCAAATAATGATACGGTCACGATTACTGCTACGACTGGTGATACTACTGGTGCATCAGCTACTGCAACGCTTAGAACTTATGCGAATGGTACAATTAGTGCAATTACTGTAACAGCTGTTGGATCTGGGTATAGACTCGATCCAAACGTAACTATCACAACCAGCACTGGTTCTGGAGCTAGCGTTGAAGCTTTTAAAGGCGGATACGTAACGATTCCCCAAAACATAATTGGTGTCGTGAACATATTTGATATTGGCGATTACATCGCGACAAATAACATATTCAACATTCGTTATCAGATCGCACTTAACGATTTGTATAGTCTTACTTATCAGTCAATGGTTCCCTATTACATGGCGTTCCAGCATATTCAATTGCTTGAGCAATTACTTGTTGGTAAACAACCAATTCGCTACAATAGAAATACGAATCGTTTATACATTGATGTTAATTGGGATAAGATTCAAGTTGGTCAATACCTATTAGTCGAAGCATATCAGATTGTTGATCCAGCTAAGTATACTGACGTATGGAACGATCGTTGGCTCCAAAGATATGCATCAGCACTAATTAAGAAGCAATGGGGAACTAACCTAACCAAGTTTAATGGTTTGCAACTTCCCGGCGGCGTTACATTTAATGGCGAAAAGATTTATAACGATTCTCACGATGAAATAGAAAAACTCGAGAATGAGATGGCTGTATCTTATTCACTTCCGTCTTATGACATGATCGGGTAATTTATGGCAACTTCGCTCTTCTTTAATAACTTCAATTCTTCTGCCGAACAGAATCTTATTGAAGACCTAATCATTGAAACGATTAGGATCTATGGCATTGACGTATATTACATTCCTAGGACTGTAAATAATAAAGATGCAGTTTTTAGAGAAGGTTCAACTTATTCATATAATTCGGCTTATTTGATTGAAGCTTATATCAGAAACGTTGATGGATTTACTGGCGACGGTGAATTTCTTTCGAAGTTTGGTATACAAGTTCAAGATCAAATGGTCTTGACTATGGCGCAAAGAACGTTCTTAGCTGAAGTTGGAAATTATAATTCAGAGATTCGTCCTAATGAAGGCGATCTTATTTGGTTCCCACTTACTAAATCAGTATTCCAGATTAAGAAAGCTGACGTTAAACCCATATTCTATCAACTTGGTGCACTTCAGACTTATGATTTAACTGTTGAGCTTTACGAAACAAACAGCGAAATTTTCAATACTGGCATTACTGAGATTGACAATAAGTATAACGCGCTTTCCTTGGCATCAGATGCCTATAATATTCTTGCTGAAAATGGAAATGTTATTATCACGCAATACGGCGAGCGTATCATACTTGAAAGTTATAAAGTCGAAAATATAGATATTCAAGCCGAAAATCAGATTTTTGAAACTGAAGGCCTAGAATTCATAGACTTTACTGAGTTTGATCCATTCAGCGAAAAGGCAGGGGGCAACAGGACGTAATGCTTTCAGTTCCTTTTTATCACTCATTACTTCGCAAGTACGTAGTTATATTCGGCACTCTATTTAATAACATCAGAGTTGAAAAATTAAATTCTGATGGAACAGTTGCTTTAACATTAAAAGTTCCGATAGCTTATGGACCACGCGAAAAGTTTTTAGCTCGTGTAGATGCTAATCCCACTGGTATTGTTGACGCTGCGGCAATCCTTCCTAGGATTGGTTTCGAAATAACTGGAATACGGTATGCTAGCGAAAGAAAACTTCAGACTACTATTCCATTATATACGAATCAAAACGTTAGTGGAAATAGCGTTCTAAAGAAAGTATATTCACCGGTTCCATATGACATAGAATTCACTATGTCTATTATGGCTAAACAGACTGAAGACGCGACTAGGATTGTTGAACAGATTCTTCCATACTTCACTCCAGAATGGACTATCTCAGCGCAACTTCTAGCAGACTTTCCGAAAACTACTGATATTCCAATTGTGATTGGATCAGTTAGTATAGAAGATCTTTATTCGGGTGACTTTACTCAGCGCAGAGCTTTAATTTGGACTATGACTTTCACGATGAAAGCTTATCTTTATGGTCCCGTTACAAACGCAAAACAGATTAAAATTGCTACAGTCAAGTCTTACGCTCCTATGACTGCTAACTTAGCGCTTCAAAGCATAGTAACTCAACCTGGGCTTGATGCAAATGGAAATCCTACTACTGTCATTGGAGATTCTATAGCATATACTTCGATTGATGAAACTGATAATTTTGATTACATCATAACAACAACGGATTTCCCAAGTGGCTGATAGAAGAGACGTGATCGGGCAGAGTTTAAATCTTCCTGAACTTCCAAGAATAAAAACGATGGGTTTAGCTCCAAATACGTCGTCGGACGATTATGAGTTCGCGCGGGGTAATCTCTATAGTTTAATCAATAAAGGAAACGATGCTTTAGAAGAGATCTTCGATGTTGCTAAACAATCGGAATCTCCTAGAGCTTTTGAAGTCGTTACTAATCTTTTGAAGACGATGGTTGATGCGAATAAAGATCTTCTTGACTTAGCAAAGAAGCAAAAAGAACTTCAGGCTAAAGATGATGATGGTGGCCCTAAAACAATAAACAATAATTTGATCTTAACTTCAGCCGAACTCTTGAAGATGATAAAGAACGACAAAGACCAATGAGTGAGATTTATTTAGGTAATAAGAACTTAAAGAGACGTGATGTGAAGATCCCCTTCACCGCGGATCAAGTTCAAGAATATCTAAAGTGTGCTAGAGATGTTGAATATTTTTGCGCCAAGTACGTTAAGATTGTTAACGTTGATCGGGGTCTGATAGACTTTCAGCCTTATAAGTATCAAGTTAAAATGTTTGACGTGTTCGACGAAAATCGATATACGATATGCAAAATGCCTCGACAAGTTGGTAAAACCACGGGTGTTGTAGGATATCTTTTACACAAAGCATTATTTAATGAAAACTATAACACCGCAGTCCTCGCAAACAAAGAGAGACAAGCGCGTGAGATCTTATCAAGAGTTCAATTAGCTTACGAATGGCTTCCAAAATGGATGCAGCAAGGAATCATTGAATGGAATAAAGGAAGCATTGAACTCGAAAATGGTTCTAAGATTTTTGCTTCTTCTACGTCATCAACGGCCGTTCGTGGTCAATCATACAATCTGATTTACTTAGACGAATTTGCGTTCGTTCCTCGTAACATTCAAGACCAGTTCTTTGCTTCAGTCTTTCCAACGATTTCATCGGGTGAAACTACAAAGCTCATCATCACTTCAACTCCAAATGGTATGGATCTTTTCTATAAGATATGGATGGATTCTGAACAAGATAGAAACACCTATGCCAGAGTAGACGTTCATTGGTCAGACGTTCCAGGTCGTGATGAAGTCTGGAAAGAGTTGATGATTAAGAACACTTCAATCGATCAATTCCGTCAGGAATTTGAGTGTGAGTTTCTTGGATCGTCTAATACGCTTATTCATCCATCTATTTTGTCAAAGTTAGTATTCTTTCCGCCGTCTACAATTCAACTCGGTGTTAACGTATTTACAGATCCAAAGAAAGATCACCAATACTTTATGACAGTTGACTTAGCTGAAGGGCTTGGGCAGGATAGTTCAGCATTTACAATAATAGATGTTACTACTGTTCCTTACGAAGTAGTTGCTACTTATCAGAATTCCAGTATTTCGGAACTTTTGTTCCCAACTCTTATTATGAATGTTGCTAAGTACTTTAATGAAGCTTGGGTATTAATTGAAACCAATATAGGATCTCAAGTAGTTAATATTCTTCACCAAGATCTCGAATATGAAAACGTAGTTACTACGCAGGTTGGCGGCAGAAAAGGTGTTTCTCTTGGATCCGGCGGGTCTCAGAGTCGCTTAGGCATGAAAACCACTAAACTTACTAAAAGAATAGGGTGTACAAACCTTAAGTCAATGGTTGAGTCTCATAAAATTAAACTCAACGACTTTAACATCATACAACAACTTTCTACTTATGTAGCTGATAGAACTTCTTATAATGCAGAAGAAGGTCACCATGACGATTTAGTCATGTGTCTAGTATTATTCTCATGGATGGTTAGCCAAGAGTACTTTAAACAGTTATCAGATACCGACGTTCGTCAAAAAATCCTTGAAGAAAATGAAAGACAGATAGAAGAGAATATGTCTCCCTTTGGTTACCAAGACGATGGTATGCCCGTAGATGAGGCGGTTATAGTTTCTAGTAGTGAATTTGATAATTGGTTTATAAGCTAGCCTTTTTATAAATAAGAATAAGATTTATTGCTCTAGTTTTATGATATAAAGGAGAAAATCATGCCATTTCAAGTAAGTCCTGGCGTCAACATCTCTGAAATTGACCTTACAACAGTTGTTCCTTCTGTGTCAACTACGCAAGGTGCAATTGCAGGTGTTTTCAGATGGGGACCAATTAACGAAAGAGTTCTTATTTCGAGCGAAGATGAACTCGCCGTAACATTCGGCAAGCCTACAGCAAACAACTTTGAAACTTGGTTTACAGCTTCAAGCTTCTTAGCTTATGGTAACCAACTTTATGTTGTTCGTAGCACTGCTAGTAACACATACAACTCAGTAGCTACTGTAAACAGTACTTCGGTTCATGCTAACGTTCTAGTCAAGAACAGTGACGATTATAGCACAATATCTAGTTTCGATGCTAACGTATATTGGGTAGCAAAATATGGTGGTTATCTAGGTAATGGATTGAAGATCTCGACTTGCGAATCTCCAAACGCTTACTCAAATTCTATTACTGGTAATACTGACAGCATACCGGCTTTTAGTTTCGGGATTAATAGTAACACTCTTCAGATCGTAGTTACTTCATCTAGCGCTAACACTAACGCAAATACTATGGCAAACACCATAGTTGGGAAGTTAAATGTTGGTGACTATATCGCAGCTGGTAACTCCACTATCGGTATTCAGAACATCAAGATCACTGCTATAGGTGCACCTTCAGTCACCGCTAACTCTACTGTTTTCACCGCTCAGGCAAACGTTTCTCTTGCCACTACTTATAACTTATCTCAGAACGTTAGTTCGAACTCGGTTACACGGTATTGGGAATACTTCAACTTTGTTGATACGGCTCCTGGAACTTCTGCGTTTACTTTAACGGCTGGTGGTGCCGGAGATGAGATGCATATTGCTGTCGTCGACGAAGATGGTGTTTTCACCGGAAGTGCTGGTCAAGTTCTTGAAGTTTGGAAAGATCTTTCCCGTGCAACTGATGCAAAAACTGAAAATGGCGCTACAAACTTCTATCAGACTGTCATCAATGATAACTCTCGGTATGTTTTTTACGCGAACGCAAGATCTGGTGTAACTTCAAACACCGCTGCTAACATGACAGCAATCACAGTTGGACCATACACTCAGTCATTCCGCGATGGATATGATGGTGTAACTGAAAGCACTCAGACTCTTGCTAACATGGCTTCTGCGTATGCAAAGTTTGCGAAAACTGAACTAGTCGATATATCTCTAATTCTTAGTGGTAAGAATCAATACGGTACTGTTGGTGAAGGACTTGCTAATTGGATCATCGATAACATTGCGGAAGTTCGCAAAGACTGTATGGTTCTTATATCGCCAGAAAGAAGTTTAGTTGTTAACTTCGCTGGTAACAGTCCAGCAGATTCTATTATATCTTTCAGAAATGCTATTCATAATAGTTCATACGCCGTGATGGATTCTGGTTACAAGTATATGTACGATAGATACAACGATACTTATCGTTATATTCCTCTTAATGGTGATGTTGGTGGAACTATGGTTCGTACCGATAATACTAGAGACCCATGGTTCTCTCCGGCCGGTTTCAATCGCGGTCAGATTAAGAACGTTGTTAGACTAGCTTTTAATCCAGATAAAGCAGACAGAGACGCAATTTATAAAGCTGACATTAACCCAGTCGTTAACTTTCCTGGTGAAGGTGTTGTTTTATATGGTGATAAAACTCTTCTTGGTAAACCTTCAGCTTTTGATAGGATCAACGTACGGCGTTTGTTTAT